ATCCGCCCGACATATTTGAGCATTTCCTCATATTTTTCACAAATACTCATTTCACTGATCCCAACAATCTTTTCTATAAATTCAGGGCCTGCCCAGCCGCAGTTATCTGCAGCCTGCTGATGCATCTCGCTTGCTTCCTTCTCATTGTCAAAAGGTCCACCATAGATTTCAAGCACACGCGTGCTGACACCCGTTTGAGATGTCTCTGTTGACAGTGGTTCCTCTCCTGTTGCCAGTGCCACCGTTCGCCACTGGTGCGTTGTCTGAAGGCCTCCGCCTTTGCTTCCTCTGATCTTCCCGGTTCCTGATGCAATCATGTAGATTGTCTTTTCCAGGCTCTCTTGGTTTCTTCCTGCCAGCTGTCTTTCATCGATTCCAAGTGGTAGATCGCAGAAAAAGCTTGCCGTTCTTTCCAGTCCGACCTGCGTCGCGTTGAAATTTACCATCAATCGTTCTGGATCACCCCATGCTGACAATGCTGCTTTTAATGCTGCAGTCTTTCCGCCTTTACTACCGCCCCAGTTATAAACAAAAAAGATTCTTTGCTTCAGGATCCTCAGGAGCGGTGCTGCAAAGCTTGACGCTAATATGAAGCGGAACTTGTCACGGCTACGGTGCTTCTGCATCAATCGGATCCATGCTTCCATTTCTCCGTTCTTGCAGTAGGCTATCGCCATTCCCTTTTGACTAGGATCAATATCTAACGCGATTCCTTGCTCTCGTCCCGGTATAAATCGTTTTCCTGGTTGCCATCCAAACGTGGACGTTGCATCCGCTCTTTGAATCACATCGATGTTTTCTGATTCTAGCGCTGATAGAAATCTTACGACCAGTTTGGCATTTTCTGATGTGACCGTGCATCCCATGTCGGCCAGGATCGTGATTCCTCGCGCTGTAAATATCGTAGATCTTGGGAAGATTCCTTTATGCCATACTCCGTCGCGTTTGAATGCGACCTCCATCTTTTCTTCGCCTGTTTCCAGGCTCTTCAGGCGTTGTGTCAGGATGATTGGCGTTCTGCAGACCATTTTGGGAGAATAATCCTTTTCGCTGATCTTGCTGATGCCTTTGTCTGAATAAATCCATCCTTCAGGCTGTCTTAAATTGACCGGCGCTCCTTTGACTGCTTCTGGGATTACTTCTGGTTCTTCCAGATCGACTTTCTCTGCATTTTTAATAAGAGACATGATCTTCTGACCGCCATCATCTTTTCCGAATTTGACATACACGTCAGATGGATCCTTGCATTCAGGAATGTTTCCACAGGTAAATTTATAAACGTCTCCCATGAATCCTGCATCTTTGAGCGTCGTAATTACTTTTTTGATCATGACTTCTCCGCCATGATCCTGCTCCTGGTGTATGTAAACCTTTAAATCTTGCAGATGTTTTACCCAGTCCTGTCTAAACATCGTAGCTCCTGGAACTCCCAGACAGCTGATTGACATCATCCACATAGACTGACTGTCGCTCTCGCCTTCCACGAGAACGACATAACCACTTTGTTTAATCTGGTGCAGCTTCCATAGTCCATAGAGACACATGGTTTTTCCTGCACCATATTTCCATCGGAAATCTTTGTGAGCGTATCTTTTTCTGAAGGTTACCTCTCTTCCATCTTCATTTATATACGGAATCTTCATATATGTGATCTTTGTTTTCCGATCGCGCTCTGTCGTGATTCTGCAGTCTGTCTTCAGCCAGTCTTCAGGGAGCCTTTTTTCAAATGCATACTGAGCAACGCTGTAGCATTTCGCTCTGCGTTCCTGTTCCTGCTGGTCTTCTTCACTATATCCATTTTGTTCAAGAATCTGTTTATAGGCTTCCTTTGTATCGATGCCATTCATGCGAGCATAAAAATCGAGGTAATTGCCGCCAACATCCTCTGTGAAGCAGTGCCACATTCCTGTCTTTAAATTGACAGAAAAACTGGAGCTTCGGTCTTCATGGAACGGGCAGCAGCCTGTCATCTGATCTCCGGTAATATGTGCCTTTTTGATAACGCGCGAGTATTCAGTTTTATAATCGATTAGATTGTCAATATTAACCTCTGCGTTCATATTTCTCTCCTTTGCCGGGAGAAATTCTCCCGGCTATCTTACTTAATTAAATGGCACTTCTTCTTTTGCATCTGCCTGAACAAATCCGGCATTATTTATATCGATGACATCATGCATGTTTCTTTCTACAGTACCAGGAGGAGTCATATTGTAATCGCTGCCTGTGATTGCGATCTCTGTATATTTCTCCTTCAGTTCTTTTCTCATTGATGCCGTAATTTTGAACATTTCGGCCGGCAGAATTCCTTCTTTGTCTACAACGACCTTGCTGTATTTAATATTGGATTTATTTGTTGCGACATCAAGCTTGAATTTCATGACCATGCGAGTGTATGGAATTTTGTTATGTCCCATAATTCTTGCAAGCTGGCGATTTACATCTTTGATGCTTGTTGGCGGAACACTTAAGAGGTAGACCCCTGGCATTCCATCGATCAGCATATAAATTCGTCTGATATTCTTGCATGGTTTCCCTGATCCATCTACTCCATATTCGTTATATGGACATGTGTCACAGTTGCACATTTCTCCAGTTTCTAATCTGACACCAACCTTTCCGTCCATGGAGCTGCATGTCGGAGCTTCGTTGTTTCCATCCTCTCCTTCTCCATATTTATGTTCCCAGTAAGCATTCGCACGGTGTGTAAAGACAATAACACCGCTGATTTCTTTCATGACTTCCGGATCATCTGGATCATCAGATTCCACCTCGAATGCTTTTCCCCCACCACTTGGGATCTTGATCTGTCTACAGATGATTCCGTTCTCTTCATCCAGATCTCCGAGTTCGTCTTCCAGTTCTGCCTTCAGTTCCTCATCCATTTCTTCCATTCCTGTTACCAGATTGAATTTTTCTACTGTTGTTAATTCGTTTTTTGCCATTGTTATATCCTCCTAATATTAAAGTCTTGCATCTGCGCCATTGAACATCTTGAATCTGATGACTTCCCTGAGCGAATGCATCATTTTTGTGTACTTTTCCTTGTCTCCTCCAGCAGCTGCATTAATCAATCTTGCATTGCTTTCAGCCATATCAATAACGATCTGAGTTGCGCCTCCTGGGTATTCTCCAATCATAAAGGATTCACAGTGTTTGTCTTCAATACTGATTGCACATCCAAATACAAACGATCCTTTCTGATATTTTTCCTCGCCGTTATCCATTACGAACTTGATTCCTTTGATCTTTGAGCTAATTTTTTCTTTATTCTGCTCCATCTTCCTGCACCTCCGCTTCTGTATTTTCTTCCGTTTTTTCCTCTGCTTCTTCGAATCCATCATCGTTTCCATCTTCGATCATCTTTTCGATCGGAGTTTCTTCCTCAATCTCAGAATAAACTTTGAAAAGGTCATTCATAACCTTATTGACGTGTGCAGCCATATTTGTTGCAGTATACACGACCTCTGTGACTGAATTGTAAAGAGAAGAGGCTGCTTCAATAGCTGCCTGCTCCCCAATATCTAATGTCACGAGAAAGTGTTTCATGGAATCTTTCACACCTTTTTCTTTTGCGGCTAGCTGTGACCACATGTTTGCTGCGATTCCGTATCCCTCATATCTGTTTGCAACGTTTGGCAGATCATAGCTTTTGAGCTGATCATATGCAAACTCTACAGAAAGCATAACATTTTCCTTCAGCTCACGTTCTCCGTCCAGTGTGATATTTAATTCCATCTGTTCATAGTTACTCATTTTAGTTTCCTCCCTTTGCTTTCTTTAATGAACTGCTGCGTTTTTTTCTTCTTGCTACCTCGAATGTCTCATACTGATTCAGGATATCTTCCAGTTCTGGTCGAAGTTCTCCCTCTTCCTGCACAAGATTCTTGATCGCAGTATTTAATGTTCTTGCATTCACCTGTTCAACGATCAGATCTCCAAGACCTTGTTCTCTTAAAACTTCGAAGTAATCGAGCCCTGCCTCTGCAAGATCAGCATTGGATTTCTTACTGTATTCCGTCTTGTCTCTCAACGAGAACACGTAATCGCCTACGGCCATTTCTGGCACATCTGCATCGATCATCTCCTGCGCGATATCTCCCATCATGACTTTGATATCTTGATTATTCTCTTTTGTTTGCTTGGCCAAAATATCTTTTTTTTCAAGCAACGTCTGGTATTCATTCAGCATTTCCAGTAATTCCATTATTTCATTCTCCTTTTCATTGGGATTCCATGCATCTTTCTCCAGTTGTTTGTGTTTTGATAATAAAATGTTCTTAAATTAGCGCTTCCTACCGATATTTCGTGTACGCTTTGAATATTTTGTATGCATTCCTCAACTGTCGATTTTATCTGACATTCAAATTCTTTTTCATATAAAACATCTGTTACTTTCGCAACTTTTGACGGTGACCTTTCTTCCGAAAACATCTTAGATTCTACTGCTGGAAAGATTTTATAAGCTGTGCTTATCATCTTTGCCATTTTTGCAAGCTTACTTTTAACCTTTTCTTTTACATTCATTAGTTCCTCCTGTATAATTTATATTTGATGCTCGATTCCGAGCGATTCATCTTTTCTGCGATCTCCCTGATCGTATATCCTTCGTGTCTTAAAAACTTAAGCTTTGATTCTTCTCTCTCAGTCCAGTTATATTTTGTGACCACATCATGTTTTTTCTTTTCCTGGTACCAGTCAAACCTCATAAATAATGAGTCATCTGTGATCCTGGCCGCATTCCAATCTTCCAGATGTTCTTTCATGTAGCAGATAATGTCCTGATGCCGATACATGATATATGGCTTTTTCTTTATGCTTTTCAGACTTTTTTCTTCCCAACTCTTTATGGTTCTGTTTTCAATTCCTAAGATCTTAGATAGTGTATTTCTCGTGATCATATCAGAGTTTTGTCTAAGCCCGCCAATACCGAGCCGTTGCTGTTTTAAAAATACAGCGCTCACAGAACGATTCAGCTTTCTTGCGACAGTTGGTAGTGGATACTTAGCCGTCATCTCTTCCAGGGCTGATATCTCTTTCGCAGTCCATGCCGGTGCTCCCATCTGTTTCCTCCTTAGGCTTGTATTCAAATTCAACCCTTCTGACAGTTCCGTCATCTTCGGTATGTACATTCATATATGTAAGTTCCAATTTATCATCTATAAGCTCTTTTATTGACTTGCTGCACATTTCATTTATTTTCATTTCATTAAATTCCTCCTAATCAAAGTAATCTCTCCAGTTATCCACGACCGTTTTGGCCATGTCTTCTTTTTTACTAAGCGCTTTATTGATCATTTCATCGACTGTTTTTTCAACTTCCAAATCGATATAAGTACAAACGTTTCTTTGGCCGATTCGATGAATCCTTGACAAACTCTGCGAATATGTCGCATAGTTGTAGTTTTTGCTGTAGTAAACACATGTATCTGCTGCAGTCAGCGTGATTCCTGTTCCTGCAGTATCGATCTGGCCAACAAAGACCATTGTGTCCGGATCTTCCTGGAACTGCTTTACCAGTCCACCTCGAAGCTCCTTTTTAATGTCTCCGTAGATTGCTACCTGTTTCTTGTTTTTTGGCAGCAGCTTGTCTACCATTTCGATGATCGCTTTGACCTCTGGGATAAATCTTGCGAATATAACAAGCTTCTTTTCGGATCCGATAACATAATCTTCGATGATATCTGCCAGCGCATTCAGTTTTGCTTTATTTACTAAGACCGGCGTTTCTGAATCGTCTTGCAGCAGGAATCCTCCAGTTAATTGCTGCAGTCTTAAGAGCTTCGTCAGTACTGTTGTGGCTGTGATGTGATCACCGCCGTCAAGATCTGCGTAGCTGTCTCTTTTGATCCTGTCATAGAGCTCTCTATCCTTTTTATCAAATGCGATCTTTCTTACCTCAAATGTCTGTTCTGGGAGATCGATTGCTTCATCCTTTGTGATCCTGAATGCGATCGAATGTTCTTTTTTGATCAATCCATCAAGATCCTTATATCCGATAATCTGTTTTCTGTTGAAGCCTCCCATGATCGCGTATTTGTTTTTGAATGCATAGAAGTTTTTTCCAAAAACTGAAGAATCTAAAAAACGATACTGACTGAAGATGTCGATCGCATTGTTCTGGACGGGTGTTCCGGATAAGATCAACTTGTATCTTGCCTGATCTCCCAGTTCATGGACTGCCTTGCTCTGCGCTGCATCATGCGTCTTGATTCTCTGACTTTCATCGCAAATGATCAGGTCTGCATCAAATTCCTGCAACTTTTCTTTGATTCCTTCTCTCCAGGTTGATTCGTAATTGATCACGGCTACCTTCATCGCCTTAAACGGGAACTGCATCAGGTCATCCAGTGCCTTGATTCTTTCTTTCTTGGCTCCCAGAAGTGTTTTGCAGGTATACTTAAATTCTGCAAATTCTTTAAATTCTTTTGGCCATACAGCCACGACAGACGTTGGTGCGATAATCAAGACCTTCTCGATATATCCCATCTCGTATCCGGCTCCTGCGATCGCCAGTGCGGTTAAAGTTTTACTCAACCGCAGCCCATTTCAAATAAGAGTCCAAACCCTTTATTAATATCGGCTGCCATTTCATCATCTCCTTCCTATATGAAAACTCCAGATTCTTCTGGATGTTCTTTGTGATATTTCAAATGTTCCGACTGATTTTTAAATACCATCAGATTTTCTGGAGCATTGTCATGTTTATTTCCATTTATGTGATGAACAATTTCCCCAGGCTTTAGCGGCCTTCCGAGCATATGCTCTGCTATAATTCTATGTTCATGTTTCCCATATTTCTTTTTATAAGTATCTTTCTTCAGCTCCCTTCCTCCTAAAGCTGCTTTAGACCTTGTGACCGTTAGTTCATCTCTTGTCTTTTTCTCTATTAAGCTCCTTGCAAGATTCCCATCTTTTTTCTGATTCATTGGATTATCAGTTTTATTGAATTTATGCATTCTTTTGCTTGTAAAATATTTTGAGCATTCTTTGCTACAGAATATGTGAGTTCTGATTTGAGATGGATATCTCTCTATTTGTTTTCCACAATGCTCACATTTAACTGTTATTTTCATGTTGCTCATTGTTACCACCTCATTTTGCTTCTACGGTCTCAAATTCTGCCAGATCATTTTGTTCCTGGATGGACTTTCTTATCTGATCAGGCGATAGATCTTTGATTCCGTTGTATTCGTATTTTCCCCTTTTATCTCGGTAATACCTTTTCATATAAAGGGGATTTTGCATGCGCTCATATTTTCCTCTGCAGGCTAGTGCCGTGCGATCTAGCTTTTCTCCGATCTGCGACCAGTCATATCCTGCTTCTTTCATGTCCAATAAGCGCACCTCTTCTTCTTTTGTCCACATCTTTGTTGGACTTCTTGGTGGTTTAAGTTTAATTCCCAAGTTGTGCATTCTTCGTTTGACTGCACCTTCTGAATGTTTTAATTCTTTTGCTATATCAGAATAGCTGTATCTTTGCGATTCAAGCATTCTCTTGAGCTTCTGATCTTCCAGTTTGGTCCACTGTTGATTGTGGTGCCCGATTCGCTGTCTCTTGTCGTAGTCGATTTTTCTTTTTGCTGATACCCACTCCGGCTCTGCTCCGAGTGAATATGGTTCAAAGTTTGAGAAATCCATTCGATCTTTATCTTCTTCTACCCACTTCCAGAAGTCGTCAAGATCTATAACCATGAACGAATTGTTTTTGACTTTATGCTTTTTGACTGGTATTCCTTCCTGAATCAGTTTATTTTTTGTGTATCCACCTACTTCGTACCCGTAGATCGTTGCTAAGAGTTCATTAAATGTTACACGGCTGTCGCTCTGCAGGTGTGCTCCAAGTCCCATGCGACTTGCTTTCAACATTACGGCCGCCTGTGATCGGTTGAGCTTTTTGGCCAACGTTACGATTGAGACGTTTCCCCATTGGTCCTGAAGGTAGTTTTTTTTCAGCGGCAGTCCAATTCCTACCTCTTGTCAATCTTCTTTCGCCTCCATTTCATGAATTTTGTCTATTAATAACATCGGCTCATGATCTTTGATTGGATAATCTTGGTATGTAATATTTTTTGCGGTATTTTTATATTTTTTGTAAAAACTTTTTGCCAATTGTATCGATATCTCTCCTTTTCTATTGTCAATAAATTGACTTTGGCTTCCGCCATGATACATGACTGTTATCTTCCACATTTCTCTTCACCACCCAACTCATCGACCTTTTTCCAGTTGATCCTTGTTTTGCAATTCGGACACCAGTTGTTTCTGGATGTGCTATTAAGCAGCAGATATGAACAGTTTGGACACATATAAAGTTCGCCGTGGCCATGTTCATAAGGGCGTGGTATTTTCCCTTGATATCCATCTTCAAATTTTTTCGTCAATTCTTCAGCTTCTGAGGCTGCCTGACACATCGACATAAAAAAGATTCCAGCCACAAGCCCTATGAATCCTCCGCTTAGAAATCCTATAATCATTCTTTTTCTCCTTTCTTCGGGTCTACCATTTCAAACGTTAAGAGGGCCATGTTGGCCGCCCTGACCTGATGCTGGTATAATTTTTTTGTTACTGGATACGGATAGAGGGCTTCTGGATTTTCTTTGATCCTCTCTTCATCCACCCTGTTCTGGATCGTATTGAGTTTCTGCCTTAACTTTTCGATCTTTGGCGGCAAATTTATGATCTCGGCCAGTTTGTTCATTAGCTCCAGATCACAGTCGCCAACTAACAGTTTTGTTCTGCGGTCTCTTCTCATCTTTCCCCAGGATGTTATAATAGCTCTCTGCACCGTATCCTCATCCTTGATCAGTATCCTCCCTTTGTCTAATGCGATCATCATCGCTTATGTCACTTCCTTCCGTTAATCTTCTTTTTCCAACTGAATCAAACGGCCATTGCTTGCCTGCGTAATGATCTCTGATGCGATCTCGCTCATTGACAAGGTTGACTGGTTATAAATCTCCACCAGATCGTTATATGCTTCAGCTGAGATTCTTACGATCTGCGAATTGCTGACTGGCATCAATTTTCTTGCAGGAATCTTGATACAGATCTTTCCGCAGTTCGTGTTTACATGATTGTTTGTTCTTCTTGCTTTTCCCATAGTTCCATTCTCCTTTTATTAAACCCTTTTATATCTTCATGGCCGGTCAGCCTCTGCCTTCCAGCCATGTTGTTACCTATTTCTCTTTGTAGAAAGTGTGGCATCCATGTTTGAATAACCTTTTCAGATTTCTTGTATGCCATGTGCTTCCTGATGTCATTTCAAAGTATGTAGCTCCATGGCTTTTATCCCAGTCATGCCTTTTTACAAGAATCAATGCGTTATAGCAATCTGCATCCGGCTTCACCTTCTTGTATCTGCCATTCCAGTACGGTGTAAATGCATTTTTCTGACTGACCACTCCCTTGATCGTATCTGGGAAATGTTCATCTTCTACTCTGTTCAAGATGACTCTGATCACTAATGCTTTTCCTTCAGTGTCCTGATCTTCTGCCTCTGCCATTGCCATTTTGGCCAGGATATAATCATCTTCGCTTTCAAATGCTCCCTGCTCTAATTCATCGACATTGCTTGGCAGTTGTTCCATGGCCAGTTTGGCTTGTTCCTGCTGCTGCTTTTCGTCTTCTTTCTGGACTTCCTTCAGGATTTTTTGAAAGCGTTCCTCTTGTTTTTGTTGATCTGATTCATATTTCACTCTTGCCTTATCCACATTTTCTTCAGCTTTTATCGTTTTTAAGTTATCCACATTTTGTTGTTGATAACCTGTTGATAAGTTGTTGATAAAAATGAAGGACAGCGCCATCACGCATCCTGTTGCTGCTGCAAGTAGCAATTCGCAGTGATCTTTTCTTGCTGTCTTTCTCTTTTTTGTAGTTGTTGTTCTTTTCCTCTTTACGCTCCTTCTCGTCTCCACTTATTAACCTCCTATCTGTGCAGGGTGATCTTTTCTTCAGGTGCATTCTTTTTCACAAATACACTGATGTATTGATCCTGGATCTCACACAGCCATTCTTTCGGATTCTCTCCTGCTATTGCCAGTAACTCTTTTTGATCTCTTGTCAATCTCTTTGGTTGCTTCATCTGCGCTTATCACTCCTTCTTCATATGCTTTTCTAATTACTCCATAAACTGGTGAATCTTTAGGGACGATGTATCCTTCTATGCTGTCTCTCCTTGTTCCATCACTCATTACATGTCTAACTGCCATATATCTTCCCTTCTTTCTATCTCTTAAGGATTTAATTATTAACTCCCTAGGCTTCTTGGGTCCGGCTGTCTGATACAGGTTCTCCAAAACAAATGTTGGAAGAACCTGTATCTGTTCAACTCCCTGAGTATTCTTTGGGGTAGCCGTGTGCCAGTTGCCTGCAGTGTTGGTTTTTCATGCCAACCATCCGTATTGAATCGCGCCCACCAGCCCACGCTCCGGATGTTCTCTCTCTGGTGTTCTCATCTGCCTCCAAGCCAAGATTTTTTTACTTGGGTTTGTGCTTTCCACCCCAATGTCGACGATTCCCCGCAGGCGTCGGCAGCCTCGCCGAGTGGACTTATCTGCAGCGGCTCCACCAGACCTACGTTTTTTGAGAGGTCGTGCTTCCCTCTTTTGGGTATTTAGTTATCTTTTGTTTGTGCAGCTTCTACGCCTGCTGCGAAGGCGTCCATCAAAAGCAATAAAATATTCTGATCCTTTTCCGGCAGTTTCTGGTAAGTTTCCAGGGCCTTCTGCATCTTTGGATCTGAGTCCAGAAGGATTAATGCTTTTGTTGTCTCGGTTGTAATGCTTTGTGTTGTAATTGCGTTGGACATTTTTTCATTTCTCCTTTCTTTTTTTCTTGTTTCTGTGAATATTATACTTCTCAAAAACAAGTACGTCAATATATTTTTGTGTTTTTGTGATATTTTATGTTTCTGTGAAGTTTTTCTATTGACTTTATGGATGGAATATTCTATACTTTTTTATAAAGAAAGGAGGTCTAGATGAATAAAAGAATAAAAAAATTGAGAAGAGAATTAGATCTTACTCAAGAAAAATTTGGAGCACGTATTGGTGTTAAAGGAAACACTGTTGCACAATGGGAATCCGGAAGAAATGAACCGCCTGATTCATCTCTTGCATTTATATGTAGAGAATTCGGCGTTATGGATGAATGGCTTCGTTTTGGAACAGGCCCTATGTATGCTCCAGAGCCAACAACAGAGTTGGATGCGCTCGCGAAGAAATTTGATTTAAAACATAAAGATTATGTTTTTATTGAAAAACTTTGTAAAAAT